AAATTCCAAACCAAGCGCTTTGATTGCTTGACCGACTGCCTTCGACTCGTCGTCGGTCTTCGACAGAGACGCGGTGAGCCTGACAGAAGCCGCGGCGACAGATTCCATCGCAGTGCCAGACAACGTAGCCGCCTGCTGAAGCGAAGTGATATTGGAAGCGGTGTCGCCAATCTTCTCGGCTAGGTCTTGATAGCTTGCGATTGCATTGGCTTGTGCATTGACGGCAGAAAGTGCGGCCACCCCCGCAGAGGCGACCGTGGCAAACCCTGCTGTCAGGGCCGAGAAGGCACCTTCGAAGGCGCGCTCAATTGCGTCAGCGCGCTTCTTGGCCTCCTTCTCGGCCTTATCAAGACCAGCCTCAAAACCGCCAATCTTTGCGATGACGTCGAGCGTGAGGGTGCCAAGACTTTTGCTAGCCATTATTTTTCACCTGTTTGACGCCCATGAGTTTTGCAATCGCATCAAGCGAAGCCTCTTCTTCCTCGTACTGAGGCATGAAGTCGGACGGCGGCATCTTCCCGTGAGTGGCAAGAACCGAGATCAACCTGGCAATAGCGAGATCGAGTCGATGACCGAAGTGAAGGGAACCCTTCTTGCGGAAGAAGGCAAGCCAATCGAGAAACTCGACATGACTCATCCTTCTTTTCGCTTCCGCAACCGTCCTGCCGCCGATGCCATTCAGCACGAGCTCGTGCCAAGCCTCATCGGCGGCGGTCAGTTTTTTGCTGCGGCGCCGATCCCGTTGACTTCATTGATTGCCGTCAGCAGCAACGTGCCGAGTGCCGGATTAAGGACTACGGCTTTCTCGTAGGGGATCGAAGGATTGCCGTTCTCATCCAAGATGCTCCGACTCACGTACAGAGCCATACGCGAATCGAACTCACCTTTGTGAACTGCCTCCAGCGTCCCGAAAGCCTGGGGCCGGATGTAGACACTGAAGGTGGAACTGACGCTCTTCCCTTCTTTGTCGACTCGCTTCCAGGTGATTTCCTTCTTCTCGAGCGCATCTGAGACGAATGCGCCTGCAGCTTCAAGTTCGTCCAGAATCATGTCAGACCTTCGGAACGAGCAGCGGGAAGTCAGAAACCTGAACCGAGATGTTCGAGGTCACGACCGTGTTCAGGGCGAAGTCGAATGGCAGATCCGACACATAGCCGTTGAAGGTGATCCACGAGCGGCCAGTCGGCAGGTTGAAATTGCCAGCGGAGTCGCCAACGGGCACCGGGCCTAGCGCCGGCAGCGGAGGGGTGTAGTCGCCCCAGCCGAGGGCCCAATCCACCTTCGTGCCCGAGACGTAAAGTTCATGCAACCGCGTGTGCGACTCGTCCGATGGGTCGAAATTTACCGTGAACGACGCCGTGCCAGGCGTCGCCATGCCGGCCTCGTAGGTCCGAGCGCTCGAATCGAGGCAAGTTGTTTCGATCTGATCGCGCGCGGCGGTCAGCCCAGTGATGGTGGTGACACATCCGACCTTTACCGGATCTTCGGTTTCGGGATCGAGGAACCACAGTTCCGTGCCTTGGGTTTTCACTGCCATGGGAAGCTCCTTTGGGACATAAAAAAAGCGACCCAAAGGGCCGCGGTTGCAGAAAAAAAAAGCCCGCACTAGGCGGGCTCAGAAATGAAGGTTGGTTAGATCAGCGCGGCACCAGCCAATCAGCCTGGAATGTCACGACGTAGTTCTTGGTATCTGGATCACGAGAGTCACCGATCCAGGAGGTCACGTAAGCCGCGCCTTCAATGGCGTAGCTGATGGCATCGGCAATTGCCCGAGCCATGGGGGCCCGCTGTCCGGGGATGTCCGCGGCGTACACGTCTATCTGCGTTGTGAAGGAATCGATGTCAGGCCGACCACTGAGGTAGTTCTCCGGCGATCCGAAGACCTGACGCCACACGGCATAGGGCTTCTGCACGTCGTCGGGTGCCATGCCCCATGCGTAGAAGCGCAGCGGACCGTTTCCGGTCTTTAGCAGCGCCTGCACCGCTGGCACGTTCACCGTCGGGAAGATAGGAGGGATCATCAGGTTTTCCCCGCTCTCTTGAGTGCTCGGTCTATCGCCCGGCTGTACTGGTCGATGAAAACATCGGTTGCCTTCTGAGCATTGGCCTCCATCGCCGGAACCATGAAGGGCTTTGCAGCCATCTTCTCAGTACCGAACTCCAGCAGCCTCCAGTGCGGCGTCGGACCGGACGCGCTCTCATCGGGCTTCTCCCCCTTCTTCGGGAGTACTGCCCCCTGACTCACGCCGACCCGGAATCCGAGATCACCTGTCTGCCGATTCAGGCGACCGTTCCACTTCTCGGTGATGTTGGACGCGATGCTTCTGCCAGTAGCGGAATCGTCGACCCTACGCGCGCCTTGCTTGGCGGCATCTCGGATCACCTGAGCCGCCTTTCTTAATGCAAAGCGACCGCCCTTCTTGGCAATGTCGTATCTGAGGGATTCCAGCTTCTTCGAAAGCTCGTCGATGCCGTTCATCTTGACGCTGAAATCAACCATGCTGCATCGCTCCCGTCATGGATTCGAACTCGGCAAACCAATCCTTGGATGCACGAGCGTTGCGGTAGTGCTTGAACGTCGGCAGGCCGGCAGTCCAGTGAAGCACCTTGGCGCCGCGGCGCTCGTGCCCCTCGTCGATCAGCACGTTCCATTCCGAGGGCAACGAACCGATCTCCTTGTCTTCGAACAGCTTGAACTGCAGCAGGTCGATGGGGTCTGCCATCGAAAGCATCTTCGGAGTCATCGCGAACCAGGCGGAATGCTTGCAGTTGATCAGCATCAAGGAGGCCCAATTCTTGCGGCTGTAGTTGCTCTGGTCGCACTCCATTTCGGTGCCGATGTACTTGCGTTCGTGCTGGCTGGTGTAGTCGCCATGCTTCACCACTTGGACCGCGTATTTCTGGTCGAAGAGCGCATCGAGCTCCGCCACATCTGCCAGCATCAGCATGTCGCAGGCGTCAGCGAAGATTGCTCGGCCTCGGAATCCCATCAGGTACGGCACCAGGAAGCGCGAGATCGTGAAGCTGTTCGAACCTTCTGGAAGCCCCATCGCGGCCAGCGGGTGTATGCTGACCGTCTTGCTGGCGCGCTCCATCACGCTTGCGCAAAAGGTATGGAAACCCACCGCTTCGCGCTTGTCATAACCGCAAAACAGGTCGATCATGATCAGCCGCGGCGCGCCACGATCCGCATGTCGCGGTGGTTCCGACCGGCCGGGTGGCACTGGGTCGGCTCTTCCTTGATCTTCACGAAGCCGTGCTCGGTCAAGAATGCTTTCAGGGTCTCGGGGGTCCAGCCCCACCTATGGGCCATAAATTGATCGCCGTGGCGGGGATCGCCATAAATTCCCCAGTAGCTCAGCTGGTCCGGATGCTTGCCGCCCTCCATGCGTCCGCTCAGGATGTTCTCGCAGCACTTCTTGAGGTTCGGCAGCTCGAGCGTCAACACACCGCCAGGAATCAGCAGGCGCTTCCACTCGGCAATCACCGTATCGCACTCCCAGCGGTAGAAGTGTTCGAACAGGTGAATCGCCATGATCTCTTCGACCGACTGGTCCGGCAGCGGGATGCTGTCTGCTCGAGCGACGATCTCGGCAGCGGTGCGTTCTGCCACGGCGTCGACCCCGGTGAATCCGGGCACTTTGCGGCTTCCACAGCCAATGTTCAGTTTCATTTGCGAACTACCTCTTTGGCGAAGGCCCATGCCTGCGCTGCTTCTGTTGCGCGCCATTGCCACATGGACAGGCGCTGAAGGAATTCCAGCCTGTTCGCTGGGGTGAAATCTCGCTGCTGCAGCCACATGGCCGCGCCGTTCTCGGCTTCGAACGGGATGCCAGCAATCGCTGCGTCTACAGCCACATTCGAATGCCGGCAAACCACCAAGGACGAGCCCCTCAGAAGTTCTGCAATCGGCGTTACCGCGTCTGCCTCACACTTCAGCCTGAGTGGATCTCTCCCCTTTGGCCGAAAGATGATCCGCCGGCCAGGGAATAGGATGCGCAACCTTGCATGCATAAGCCGTTCCCACATTGGTTCATTGAGGTAGGCCCTCGATTTCCTACCCAGGCCAACCAGCACAATCGGCCCGGCGGGGTCTGCGTCCTCTCTCAGCTGAATCCCTGTTGCGTCCCAGCGTTGAGGATTCGGCTCGGTCAAATCAATCCACCGCTGCGGGTGGTCGCTGTCAATCGACATCCGGACGTGTCCGACGATCTTCTTTCTGTCGAAGTAGCCGAGATCCCAGTGGAGAACTCGTCCACCGTGTGCAATCTGTGCTTTTCGGGCCCAATCGTTCACCTCAGCGCCGACACCGAACAGGACCAGCCAATCACTCTTCCCGCAGAACTGCGTCGTTTCTTGGACCTGGTCACCAGCATCTCGGGCTGATTCGGCCAGAGCCAGTAACATGGGTTCGCCGCTGGAGCTCGGCTTGTGCGCCCTCAGAATTTCGACTGAAGCCATTCGACATACGTTGCTGCGACCGAATCAATCGATGGAGCGGCTTTGCGGAGCACCTCGGAAGCTTCCTGGCGCACATTCGTAGGCTCCAATTCATCGAAAGCCGCGGCCAGCTCTTCGGGCGTATCGGCCCACCTCTCAGCACCGGAAGCCGTTCCGAGATAGCCCGCCTCTCGGTTGCAAATCACCGGCGTTCCGCTTCCTTGTGCGTTCGCCAACTTCACGTTGCTTTTCCAGTTCCGCGGTGCGTAGCCCTGGGAGTCGCGCAGGGCCAGCACGATGTCGACCTCTGCGAGCTCGGCCGGCTGCATCACGAACTGCCAGCCACGCCGGGCGCATTCGGCCTCGATTACTGGACGCCACTTCGCGATGTATTGCTCCCCGCCCTCATAGCCCACCAACTTGACGGGCCGGATTGGATTCACCCTCAGGCCCGGTCGCGCATGGTGCGGCAGCGCCAAAACCGGCGCTCCGAACCCTTCGCAATCGTCAGCCATTGCTTGAGTGGCGGCTACGATGCCTGCCGGCCGGATCATGATGATCTGCTCTTCCAGCCAGTCGAGGCAGCGCCGCTCGTTCCATTCGTTGCCTGCCGGCTGCGGCCAGGCATCGACCACATCCCAGATCACCTTCGTTCCTGTGCGGCGGAAGCGCTGCAGCAGTTCAGCGGTTGGCCTCTTCACCAGCACCGAAAAGTCATACGGCGCCACATCCAGGGCGTTCGGCAAGACGGTCGCGCCCATGGTATTGCCAAGTTGACAACCTCTGATCTGCCACGAACCCGAAGTGCCGCGGCCGGTAAACAGAAGCTTCATGTCAAGATTTCCAAAAAGAAAAGCCCGCATTTGCGGGCCTTTTCCCAGAGAGTTTCGGTTTACGACAAGAGTGCCTCTATGAGACGGTTCTTCTTGCTGCTGTTCTCTGCAGCCGTGATGACGCGAAGATTGGCTTGCGTGTGCAGACCACAAACCTCTTTGCTTATCAAAGGGACAATGTGGTCGACTTCGTGCTTGATATTCGTTTCAAGGGTGAGTCTTCTTGCCTGAACGTAGAACTCGCGTATCAACAACAAATCAGCCCAAGGGGGTGTCGCCTTTAACTTAGCAAAGCGGCGGAATGCGTTGCTGGCACTAGCCTGCGCTAGGTTGCGCCTCCGGAAGTCTCTTGCTCTGGCTCGTTCTGTGTGAAGGTTCTTTTGGTATCTCAACCTCTGGGCCAGTCTTGCATCCGACGCCCTGCGACTTCTGGCGGCGCGCCTTAATTCACGCGAACGTTCAATGTCACTGCGGTAGCGGAGCTTCTGCCTCTCATTCAGCAGTTCGCGTTTTGTCTCCTTTTGCTTACGGTCGTAGAGCCGGTATCGATCCTTGTTCGATTCGTAGTACTCACGGTGCCTTTCAGCAACACGATCGGGATGCTCTGCCCGATACTTTTGGGCTCCGACTTTCTGGCACTCGACGCATAAATAATTAGAGACCGACTTCTCGGACATATGGCCGTTCTTGCAAAGAGCGCCAGTGAAGTAATACTTCATTCCCTGGGCCTTTGCCTCGCTCCGAGTCATGGGAAGCCGAGTATTCGTAGAGCTCATGTCTCCATTTTCCCATGCTCACTCACTTCGCAGCAACCGCTCAAAGGCGAATCCGCTTTCTATTTCTTCTAATTGGAACTGAGCCCAAGAGAGCCTTCTAAACATCTCAAGCCGGCCGGCATCCGTGTTGTCCTGTGCTCCGATCCAGTTCGGCATGTGCGACTCAACCCGGATGCCCCACATCAGCGCTTTGATCGCCGCGCCGCTGCCCCATGTCACCACCTCGCCGGCGTTCTCTAAATCTTTCTCGAGCGGCATGCATGCAGACGTTCCTGGGTGCCGCCTGATCCTGCCAACCTGCTGGTTAGGCCAATCTCGCGGCATCGCAACGCCACTGGGCCCAATTCCACGCTGAGGGAGTACTACCCTCTCACCACTGGTGCGCCAAGGCGCCAGCTCCACTCCAAGGCCGTCAAATCTTTCCGGGCCGCCTAGTGGGAAGCACCCAGCCGTGTTGTGCATGCCCAGCGCCAACGAGTACCAGCGCAGGCCCACGAAGTCATTCCCCCATGCCGCGTTCTCGGCCACGATGACCGGCAGGCCGCGAGCCTCATATTCCTTTGCCTTCTGGTCTGCGGCGCCGATCCGGTTCCAGGTTATGAAGACTTCCGGGTCTCCGATTCGCTTTATGCCGCTTTCGAAAGCCGCACGACGCTCAGGCAGCGTGTAGCGCAGGTTCAGCAAGGCACGCATGCAGATCGCCCATCGGATATGCCCGCAACGCCGATCCTGGCGTGCAATTGATGATCTCGACGCCGCGCGGCCTGTAGCCCATGAACTGCTTCTTGAACACTTCGAAACGCGCTGCATTCGGGTTCCGCAGCGGCGCCGGGTGTGCCCCGAAGAAATGCGTCCCCTGCATGTCGTAGCCCAGCAGCAAGATTCGAGTCGCCCCAAGCTTTACCGCCACCATCATTCCCAAAAGGCCGGAGTTCGTTCCGCTTGCCACACCTTCCACCCGTTCAAGACCCGACAGTCCCTGCCAGTCAGGCGCAGTCGTGAACTTCCGTCCAGCAAATTCCATCGCCTCGGGGTTGTTCTTCCACCAAGAGGCATCACAGCTCGCCAACGCATCGGCCCATGGAGCCAACTTGTAGGCATTGCTGACCGCTACTACCCTGCACCGCCCATTCACCGCATCCGCCTGTTCTTGCATCAGGCTCTGCCCCGTCGCCAGAACCGCAAAGATCATTGGCCGCTGGTGCTGACGCCCGTCGAGACCGGCATGGTGATGTACTCCAGGCCGGAATCCTTGTCGGCGAGCAGCGCGTGAATGTTGTAGACCACGTCGGCCATGTTTCGGCGCACGTGCACGAGGCGCATTGCCGATGTCACACCTTCCCGGAACCGAATCACGATGCGGGCGGTGATCTGAGATTGCTTCGCCTGGGACTGGATGAATTCCCGGCCGCTGATTGGCTCGATGGCCGCCCAGACCGTCGCCACTTCAACCCACTCGCTCGTCGTTTCGCCCGTGTTCGGGTCTTGGACAGCGTCTCCATTCGAATCCACCACGAGCACGCTTTGCTCGATCCTGACCCGGTGACGAAGGCGGCCGGCTTCGATGCTCATGCGAGGGTCGACTTTCTGGAGCCGGAAAGCAGGCTTGTAGCGCCGGCGCCGAGGATGTATCCGTGCCCCCAGTGCGACGGGACCGCGGCGGCATCGGAGCCGTCGCGGAAGCGATATTGCTGGGCGAGCTCCACCAGTACAGCACCTGCTACTAGTGGCTTCACCGTGTAGCCGTTTGAATCCTCGAAAGGAATCGGGTCGCCGTTGCTGTCTTCGATGACCTTGCCCTCGGCATCGGTGGCAGGCACGTATGCGCGCCATTCATCTTTGAGCCACGAGAAAACCGCTCCGCTGACCACAGTGATCATCAACTCAAGCCATGCATCATCGGCGTCTGAGTCCGTGCGCAAATGGGTGCGCGCTTGCTCGAGGGTGACGAGTTCTGCCATGGATCAGCCTTGCAGCTTGATAGGTGCGGGAGGGGCCGCATTGATCGTCTTCACGACAGTTTCACCATCACGGCCCTTGCGCGCCGCGATGATCCAATCTTCGCTGCGCGATTCTGGCTTGGAAGCGGTGGCTGTCTTGGCGAACCAGGTCGACCCGTCATGCACCCACGCTTCGCCGGGCTGCGCCTTAGTTCCTTCGCGCCAGTAGCCGGCAGGGCGAATGCCGCCGGCAGGGTAGCGTAGCTCCTTGACGCGCGCGCCGACCGCGGCCTTGATCGCGATCTCGTGCGATTCAGGAAGGTATTCCATCTCGAAGGCGTCAAGACTGATGCCGTCGGACCCGTCTTCACCGTCCTTGCCGACGACGACGCCAAGGCTTTTGACCTCGCCGTTCGTAAACGTGATCTGCAGGGCGCCGTCGCGGTCGATCATCGCGCCAGCCAGGCCAAGGCCGTCCTTCGGTGCCGGCAGTGCAGCCACAGCCTTCCCGATCTCGTCGCGGATCATCGGAGCGACGTCATCAAGGGAAACGCTATTCCCGTCCTTGCCTGGGTCTCCGGATTTTGGAACAGGAAGCACAGCCACGGCGTCGGCCACCATCTGCTTAAAGTCTGGCAGCTCGGCGTCCTTTCCATCTTTCGGGGCCGGAAGCTTCGCCACTGCACGTTCGACATATTGCTCGACAAGATCTGCAACCTCAACAGGGGAAGTGGCGTCCCGTTCAAGTACCTCTATCCGCTTGAGTAGCGGAGCGACAGCATCGCGGATGGCTTGGCCCATGGCCTCGCCGAACTTCTCAGGGTCAAACATTAGTGGCCTCCGGTTGTGCGGCTTTGCGCATGGCCGCGATGGCCTTTTGTGTGGCGACGACGGCGCGGGCTTCTTCGATCAGAGCTTTGTCTTCGTCGCTGATGTCTGCAGGGGCTGGCGCCGGCGCGGGCGCCGGAGACGGAGCAGGAGGCTGCATGGCCGGGTCCCATTCCTTGCGGTTCTCCAGCATGCCGAGCGGATAGTCCTGCTGCTGGCCCCACAAGGTCGAGCCACCGCCTGTAGAAGCGAGATTGAACCGCTTGCGGCCTTCGTCAGGCGTCTTGATCTTTCCGCCGACCAGCTTGGCCTCAACCTCTGCGCGCTTAGCCTCGTCCATGCGGAGCAACGGCTCCAAGTCGAGTTCGACGCCGAGCGGGGCCTTGATGCCGAGACCCTCGTCAAGCAAGGATTCCATGTGCTCGATGTGCGTCTGCAGGGCGTTTTGGTAGTAGATCTGATACACGCCGTCGACGCCCAGGCCGGAGGGAATGGTGCCAATGCCCACCATGAAAGGCGGAATGCCGAACGGCTGGCAAATCTGCTCGTCGCTGTAGCGCATCTGTTCGACCATCTGCGAGTCGATGCTCTTCATTGCGAAGGCGGTGAACTTCATGTCAGCGCCGATGATGGCGACCTTCCCGGCGTTGGATCCGGTGAAGTTGGTGTTCCAGTAAGCCTTCACGTCTTCGGCGTCCTTTTCGGACATGCCGGCAGGCGCTGTCAGGATGCCGCCAGGCTGTGCATTATTCGCAAAGAACTCCGTGGCGCTGCGCATGATCTTCATGTTCTTCAGCGCGGGCCAATGGGCCGCGGCCAAAGGCGGAATGCCGATCAGCGGATGATGGACCGTGATGCAGCGGTCATGAATGATCTCGCTTGCAGGCACGATCAGCCCAGATGTCGGGTAGCCCTCAGGAAGGGTGTTCAGCGGGTCAGTTTGGAGCTGGTAGAAGACCTCACCAGCAGCCGAGACCATCGGGAGCACGCGCTCTGGGTCAAGGACGTACAGGTCGATGACGTTGCCGGCGTTCTCTCCGCCGCGGTTGTCGCGGCGCTTCAGAATGTAGGCGTTGCCGTTTGTCAGCTTGGTGATCAGCCAATACTCGCGGAACTGGTTCGCGGTCTGAAAGCCGTTCGGCTTGCGCAGCACCGGGTCGTATGCCGGATTTGCGACCGGCGTCCAGATGCCATCGGTGCTCCGGGCCCGAAGTCCATAGGGAAGCTTCCCGGCGTCTGTCGCGATCCGCATGATGCAGGCGTACAGCGTCGGATAGGTGATGAGGTCGCCGCGCTTTTCTTCGACGTTTTGTTGCCATGCGCCGGTGAACGGCTCAAGAATCCGCCTCCATCCATTGCGCCAGCCGCCATCAACCGTGCTGAGGCTGTCGGGCACGCGCTTTTCGCGCGCAATGGTGAAGCCGAATATCTTCATGCAGCCTCGCGGAGGGCGGCGCGAACCTTGTGAGCGCCGGCCATGTGATGGACTCTCACGCCGCGCTCTTTTGCGAGGGCGTGCAATTGTTCTTTGTCGAGGGCTTCCAGGCCATCGGTTTCTGGTTCTGCAGCGGGCGTGGGCTCAACAACCGGCGCGGCTTGCATTGGCTTCGTGACCACCGGCTGGCGAGCCATGTCCCGGGTCTGGTACGTGCCAAGGCCGGCGCGCTGCAGAACCTTCGCCTGCGTAGACGTCACAAGCTTGGACCGACCACCGCGGCGGAACGTGAATTCGACTCTTTCCATTTGGTCTCCTTGAGAAAGGGGCCGAGCCGAAGCCCGGCCCCGATTCATCAGCAGCTCGTCGGGAAGCTGTCGATGTACTGGGCGGCGCCGGCGCGGCGCTTGCCCCACCAGATGAACCGCTCAGCACGCAGCGCGATGCTGTTGGTCTGCCACATCGACACGAGGTTCACGCTCGAGGCGGCAACCGTCGGGTTCGACGAGCCAGCCGGGGTGTCGCTCATTTCGATGCTGGCTTGCTCGCTCGCGTCCACGGTCACCGAGCCGTCGTCGGCCAGGAAGATTTCCGCTTCGTCGATCAGTGCCAGGATCGCACCGCCAGAGCCGCCGTTGTTGGCCAGGTACTGGGAAACACGAACCGGCACGCCGTCCAGAGTGCCGCCCTGCGGCGTCATCTCGGGGAACGCGCGGGCGCCCAACGGGTCACGCGAGAAGGCCAACATACGAGCCACCGCAGGGGTGGTGTAGTAGGCCGGGCGAGCGCCGAGGTAGGTCGAGTCCCATTGCGCCCACAGCAGGGCAATGGCGCAACGCACCGAAACCGGATCGCCCGGATCGATGGCACCGGCAGCCACAGGCGTCACGCCGTTCAGCAGGCCCGCCGGCGACACGTTCGCCACGGCAGCCTTGTCCGGGTCCAGCAGGTCGACGTCGATCCGCTCGATGACAGCGTCAGCCAGCATGTCGCGAACCAGAGCTTCGGCGTTCGGGTCCGAGAAGCGGGCCAGTTCCTGCGTGATCACGGCGATGGCGGCGACCTTGGTGAAGGGCACCGTGGTATCGCCGAAGCCGAACGACGTGACGGGCTTGGCCTTGCCTTGACCGACCCAGTACGCCGTGCCGCCAGCCGTTGCGGCAGCGATGCGGACGTTGAACGGCACCTGGCGGAAGTTTGCCTGGCCGATGAGGGTGCGCGGGCGCAGGAACTCGATGAAGTCACCGGTGAAGGTGGCGACGTCGACCAGCGGAGCGGCCCAGGTGGCGTTCACGGTGTCGCCGGCGGCGACCGTTGCCTTCATCTGCATGAGCTGGCCGAGGTTCGCGCCTTCTGCCTGCGCCTTCAGCGTGCGAACGACGCCTTCGGTCTTCGGGAAGTACTTCGCGGCCATCTGGAAGGCCATGGCGTGATTGCCTTTGGACTTGACCAGACACATGGCATAGCGAGCCATGGCGATGCCCTTCTCGAGCTTTTCCGGGCCTTCGCGCAGTTGCAGCGGCACGAGCGAACTGCCTCCGCGAGCCGGCAGGTCGCGCTGCTCGGCGTCGGACACACCCTTCAGCGGTGCTTCATTGTCCATGTCCGCCAGCGTCGAGATGCGTTTGATGTCATCGTCCAGGCGCTTGATCTCGCCCTGCAACGTGTCGAACTGCTCGGCTTCGGCGGTGTCCATGGACGTGCCCTTGTCGATGGACTTCTGGCCGATGGCCTTCATCTCTTCGTGCTTGGCAGCGCGGGTGGCCTTCAGGTCGGCCAGTTGTTCTGCGAACGTTTTTGCCATGATTGGCTCCTTGAAATGCAAAAGCCGCCCGGAGGCGGCCGAATGGGTAGGAATGACTCAGCGAGCCCGCTTGCAACGGCGGGCCGGACGGTCAGCGGCGGATCAGAGGGATCGCGCCTTTCAGATCGCGCGGCACATCGGCGGCGCTGGTGATCAGTCGGACGCCGCGGGTTGCTTCCCGGTGGCTGGCCAATGCTTTGATGGTCTGGATCGTGGCCGAAGCCAGGGCCGGCACAGAGACGCTCGACATCTCGTAGATCTCGATCTCCTGGTAGTCGATGCCGCCGGCGTCCAGGAATGCGTACTTGATGGGCCGGAAGCCGATGCTCACGCCGCGCACCAGGCGGTGCTTGATCTCGCCCCAGGCCAGATCGACGCGGTCCTTCAGGAGACCAGGCTCTTCGATGACCGGGATCGTGGCTTCGAACTCAATGCCTTTCGCTGTCGCCTTGCTGAACATGACGGACCCGATCGGGCTGCCGTGGTCGTGCTGGTGCAGCAGAACCAAGGGGTTCGTGAACTTGGCGCCGAGCGGGTTGATGATGTCGCCGACCCGATCGGTTTCCGGGCGCGTGGCCCAGCCGCGGAAGATCCGCTTGTCGTCGTCCAGGGCCTTCGTCTCCAGGAGGCTGTATGCGCGTTCGGTTTTCATTGGGCGTTCGCCTCCATTCGAGCAAGTCGAGCCTGGGCGCGCTTGCAGATACTCGTCATGCCTTTGCGGCACAGCCATTCGGTCAGCTTTCGCTGACGGTCGATGCATTTGCAGGCCATCAGCCGGCCACCGCCATAACAAGCTTTTTCGGCAGCGCCGGCGCATCCGGCATCACGCCTCTAGCCATAGCCAAGGCAACCATCCCGTCAATCCGGCCGGTTTCCTTACCCTTGATGAACTTCCTGTTCTCAGCGGGGTCCGTCGCCACAGTGGCATTTGCAGCGCACATAGTCAGCACTGGGTGATCACCATGCTTCAGTTTCTTGGCCAGCAACGCCGATTCAAGCGAGCGGATCGCGGGCGACATGCTTGCGAACCCCTGACCGAAGTCAATGAACCGCTTCAGTTCCTCGTCGGAAAATCCTGCTTTGATCAGCCAAGGATGCAAGAAACGCATGTTGTAGCGGTCGAAAGCCAGCGCCTGAACCTTGCACCTATCGAACACACCGCGGAGGTATTCCGCAATGAACTCATATTCAATCGACCCGCCTGGCGAGGTCAGAAGGAAACCTTGTTTGGCCCACAGGTCGTAGGGAACCCGGTCGTTTCGTGCTTTCTCAGCCAGGCCGTTCTCGGGCAGCCAGAAAGTGGGCACTACGTCGCCAGCGGTCGTCGTCAAAACAAGCGCCGTCAAGTCCGATACGCTCGACAGATCCAGGCCGCCGAACACCTCTCGTCCATCCAAATCGTCTGGCTTGGCGCCGTTTTCCTGCCAGATCGCGCGGGAGACGAACGGGTTCCTTGCCTCGACCCGTTGATTCAGGATCAGGTTCCGGTACGAAGCCTCCCGGCTCGGCATCCGCTTTGCATCGCTCGCCTGCCGGCCGACTTCCTCTTTGTTCATGAAGTCGTCGAAGTGCGGATTCGCCGCCCGAATCGCCTTCTCGCTGAATGGGTCCACATCCATGGGTGCCGAACAGAGCTCGACCTTCACCCGCGGATCTGCGCCCGTGAGCGCGTCATCAATCAAGAGGCTCAGCAAATCGGCGTCGGTGGGCGCCTGCGTGCTGATCACAATCGAGAGTGGCTGCTCTTGAGCGGCGGCGGCCGTCTCGATTGCCTCGTAAAGCTCCGAACGAGGCCCCTTCACTTGCCCCAATTCATCATGCACAACGAACGCCGGCGACAACCCGTATGCCGTCGACGCATCGGCGCTAAGCGCACGGTAAAGCGTCCCAAGCTCGGCGCAGAAAAGCTGCTTGCCACTGTCCCGAATCGTCACGTACTGCGACAGATCGGGAGACATACGGACCACTTTCGCTGCCAGGGCGAACAGGATGGCCGCCTGGTCCCGCGACTGGGCCGCGCTGAATAACTGGCTGTTGGGCCTCGCCTCTGGCCCACACAGGTGCAGCAGCAACAGAAACGAAGCCAATGCCGTCTTGGCGTTCTTACGCGCCATCGACAGGATGAACATCCGCGTCGGCGAGTCGTAGATCCTCATGATCCACTTGCGCTGATGCTTCGTCAGCTTTACCCGCTGACCTACGAGTCGCCCTTCAGGAATGCAGCAGTGTTCTTCGATCCAGCGAGCATTTCTCTCGCCGCGGCTCACTCTTCGAGCTGCTGCCACGGTTTGCGACCTCTGCTCTTGTCGCCCAATGTCGCGGCCTTGTCGGCGCGGTACGCTGCCTGCTGGGTCAACCGCATCGAACGAGCCAGGGTGTTGATCACTCCAGCCTCGCGAGCCCGCATGCCGGTCAACTTGTCGTATCGCTTGAGGCCTTCGTCGTCGGCCATCCATGCCGGATCGAAGCCCTCGATCTGCCCGGTCAAGACTTCGGCAGTGACGACGTGCCGCACATACTCTCGCAGGATCGGCATGTGCTCGTCGCCGAACCACTCCGCCGGCTTGCTGTTCACCGTCGCAAGCCAGATTGACCGCTGCTCCGAGGTCAGGTCATCGGGGGGTGCCAGCCTCTTTAGGGACGTGACCAGACCCACAACCGACAGAGATGCGGCTGATTTGCGTCCGGGTTGGGCCATGGTCGTTTTAGGCTGAAACTACGAAGATAGAAAAGGAAGGT